AGAACGTACACGTTCCCCGAACTGGTCGGGCAGGTTTTGTCCCCAAGCGGGTTTATCTCCACCATCGCGGGCACCGCAAGCGCAATCAACATCCGGGTGAGCGGGCGTGAAGTTAGCTGAACTTCCGCAGCAAGTTAGCCGAGAGCAAATCGATGACTTGCATCGGCACATGCTGGAAATGCCGCAAGCGGAACTGCATACCGAGCATCACTTTTCCCCCGGTATGTACATGCGCAAAGTATTTCGCCCCGCCGGTACGCTGATCGTCGGCAAAGTCCACAAAGCGCCGCACTTCTTTTTATGCGCCGCAGGGGAGATAATTGCGTGGACGGAAAATGGGATGCGCAATCTTACTGCGGGAGATGTTGTTGAGTCTCAGCCGGGAACCAAACGGGTAACTCTTGCAGTTACCGATGCAATTGGCATCACAATCCATAGGACGGATAAGACCGACTTGGATGAACTTGAAGCGGAACTGATCGAACCTGACGACACTGCGTTGTTCGATGCCAGCAACAAATTAAAGGAACTGTTATGACTTGGGTGGCAGTAGCAATTGGTGGAAGCGCGGTAGTTGGCGCGTTGTCTTCTAGAAGTGCTGCTAGAAGCCAAGAACGATCTGCCCGCGAAGGGCAGAACGTGCAGCGCGAAATGTTCAATAAGCAAAACGAGCTTAACGAACCATTTCGGCAAGCTGGCCTCACTGGGCAAGCCCGCTACATGGAGTTGATGGGCCTTGGTGGCAACACTAATGCTTTGGGCTACGGTAAATATGCCCGCGACTTCGGAATGTCTGACTTTCAGAAAAGTCCCGGTTACGATTTTCGGTTGACTGAGGGTCTAAAAGAGCTGGACAGACGACGCCTTGCGGGAGGTGGTGGGTTCCGAGGCGGCGCGGCGATTAAAGGTGGAACACGCTACGCGCAAGACTACGCATCGAACGAATTTGGCAGGGAATTTGACCGTTATCAGATCAATCGGTCAAATCAGTTGAACCCGTTGGCTTCGCTGGCAGGCATGGGTCAGACTGCAACGGGCGCTATGTCTAGAGATGCTGGCGACTTCGGTGCCCGTTCCGCTGCTTCCGCTGCGGACATCGGTAACGCGCAGGCAGCGGGACGCATGGGCGCGGCTAACGCGCTTGCAGGGGGCGTTGGACAGGGTATCAACTACTATCAAAACAACCGCATGATGGACTTGTACGCGCAACGCAATAGGGCGCTTGGCGGGGGCGTAAGCGCGACCCCGACTAGATACGATGCGATTGATTACTCCACCATCGGCTGACCATCATGCCAATCAATCCGAATATCGCAATGGGGTTTCAAACGCCCCAAATTGAATCCCCGTTTAACGCTATGGCTCGCATGGCGCAACTAGAGGCTGCGAATCAGGAAAGCCAGCTTAACGCACTGCGCGCAAGAGGCATCGAAACTACGATGCGGGAAGATGACAACTTTCGCAATGCGTTAAAAGGCGGCGGGGATTACAGCGATCCCGAAGTGCAACGCAATTTGCTGGCGGCAAACCCTGCTAGAGCAATTGACCTTTTCAAAAACTTAGCGGAACGGAACAAATCTACTGCGGAAGCAAACCGCATAAGAGCAGAAACAGCGGACAGAGTTCTTGGTACTTACCGCGCCATGCTGCCCGGAATTCAAACGCCGGAAGAAATGGCCGAATGGTATAGACATCAGCGCGGTCGAAAAGAACTTGAAGACACCCCTGTTTTTGCGCATAGCCTAGAACAAAAAATTGCTGCCATCCCCCGCGACCCCGTTAAGTTTGCCGAGTTCAAGGCACAGGTCGAAATGGGCATGGACAAGTACCTGACGGTTAATCGAGGTATCGCAACGGCTCCGGGTGGAGCGGTTCAGTCTCCATTTAGTTATGGTGTGCAGACGCCTGCCAACCCCGCCGCAACCGAAGCAAAACCGGATATTTACTACCCGCCGCCGGTGCCGGGGCAACCCCCTGTTGTTGTTTACAGTAGACCGCCTGCCAACCCCGGAGGTTTACCGACAGCGGTTGCCGCCCCTATTCAAAATGCGCCTGTTACATCTGCCGAAACCCCAGCGCAAGCAAAAGCGCGGGAAAAAGCAGAGCTAGCGCAAAGAGAAAAAACCGCTTCTTTAGACGCTTTTAAAGGCGAACTTGACAACACTCGGTTTGCCTACGGAGAGTTGGATCGCCTTAGGGCCATCCCGAGTACTGAGCGCGGGGCGCTATCAAACTTGTCTGCAGCCGCAGGCGCGTCGGGAGTGGGTCAAGTAGTTAGCCGCGCGTTAGGTACAGAAGAACAAACAAACCGAGATATTATTGCAGGCTCTAGGCTACGTTTGCTCAACGCAGTGGCTAAAGTTCTTGGCGTTAAGTCGGGGCAACTAAACTCTAACGTTGAATTGCAAACCTACTTAAATTCTTTGTCTGACCCGAAGCAAAGCATTCAAGCAGTAGAAGCCAACATTGCAAATCTTGAAGCGTTTATTGAACGCAACCTAGGCGAGGCGCCTTCCGAGCCGCCCCCTAAGACGACCGCACCTAAAACTGTTGCGCCTAAGCCCGCCGCGCTTAAATTGCCTAAGCCCGGAGATGTTGTAGATGGTTACAGGTTTATCGGCGGTGCGCCAAACGATCAAAAAAATTGGGTGAAACAGTAATGGCTGGCCCGTGGGAAAAGTACGGCCCGCCGGTTGAAAGCGGGCCTTGGGATAAGTACAAATCCGGCCCCGCTCAGGTAGACGCAGGCGGCAAAACATTTGAGTTTGAAAACGCTGAAGATGCTGCGGGATTTCAACGCAGCATGACGGGCAGCGCAGTCTCGCCCGATCAAATGGCAATCGAGTACGGTGGTAAGCCTGTCGTTGCGGAGATCCCCGCAGCGCGGCAACCCGCGCCTAAAGGACTTTTTAAGACCGCTGCGCAAGTAGAAACGCAAGGTTTGCCGCCCGCGTTTGGACGAGCAGCAACGTCCGTTCTTGCGCCGATAGCGAGTTTTGCCGACACAACAGTCGGCAGCGTTATTCCCGGTGTTATCCAGCAATTCGGCTATCCGTTTGCGCGAGTGGGGCGAACTGCCGAAGAAGCAAAAGCACTGGTAGATCAGTCATCTTCACGGTTTGAAAAACCGTTTGGGCGCGTGTTGGGGGTTACTGAAGACCCAAGATACACAAGTGAAGCGTCACAACGGCTTGTTAAGTTTATCGGCGAAAACCTTGATAAGCCTGTGCAATGGCTGGCAGAAAAAACTGGCCTTCCCGCGTCAGACGTTGCCAATATGGCAGGCACCATCGCTACGCCTGTAGCCGCCCGCGTTGCGCCCGTAGTAACTAAAGCAGTCAGCAAAGGCGTTACAAACACGGCGACTGCGCTAGGCGAGCGTCAAGCCGATAAAGTGATCGCGGCGTCAAGAAAATCGACGGATGAGATAGCGCGCATTCAAGCATCGAGAGCGGCTAACAAACACGGCATCTTGTTGAGCGCGTCAGAGTCTAACCCTACGCTTCGTAACCGAGCTAGAACCGTTGCTGCTGGCGGGCGGATAGTAGAGTCGGATTTTTTGTCTGCGCAAAATGCGCCCGTGTGGACGACCCGTGCCAAAGAAGACATGGGCATGCCCCGCAATACGATTCTTGATGAAAGCGCATTTGACAAAGCGCGCGAAAACCTTGCGGGGCCGTACAACCGCATCGAAAAAATTGGCCGTATTGACGCTGATCAAAAATTTTTTGCTGACTTGGATGACATCGGCGGCGCGGAAATTCTTGGGCGTTTACCTTCCGATCCTGTAACTAGGTTAGTCGGCCAACTAAGCGAACGTGCGCTTAGTCCGTTGGACGGCAGCACTATCTTACGCAGCATTAAAGAGTATCGAAAAACAGCGCAAGACATATACAAACGGGAAAACACCGATAAGCCTCCAAGCGCAGCCGAACGCGCAGAAGCGGACGCAAGCATGCGAATAGCAAATTCGCTTGAAGATCTTGCGGTACGCAACGTTTACGACAAGAATTTTAAGCAAGAGTTGCAGGCTGCGCGCGCTGAAATGGCTAAGACGTATGCGTATGAGCGCGCCACCAATTACGCTACGAATAAAGTAGACCCGAACATCCTTGCCAAAATGGTTAGCGAATCTCCGTCGCGCTACACCGGCACGCTAAAAGACCTTGGGCTAATCGCCGCTAACTTTCCCGAAGTAGCCAACATTGGTAAAGCAAAAGCTAATATTGCGCCTAGACTGATTCGGTCAACACCGTCAGCCTTAGCCGGTTTGGCGCTCGGCTCGCTTGCAGGCTTTCCCACAACCGGCGCTGCAACTGGTGCGGTATTAGGTGCTGTTGGGTCGCAGCGTTTGCGCCAAGGCATGGCATCGCCAAAGTTTCAAGAACGACGCGCTATGACCCCGGACAACCGGCTGCGCGTGCCGGAGCCGGAAGAAACGTTGCCGCCGGTCACCAACAATCTTCCGGTTGTGTTCGACCCGCGCAACGCACTGGTGGACGAGCGGATGATGCCGCCGGATGTGGCAGGCCCACCACGACCACAACAGGCGCGGCCTAATTGGGTATATGGGCAAAACGACTTTGGTGGCTTGCCGCCTGACCCACGCTTCAGCCCGCCGCCGCCCGCAGGGCCGCAACTGACCTATGACCTGACCGGGCTGACTTCTCAACAGCGCCGCGCATATGAGATGGCGCGCGACCGCGCCGCTGATGTGCCGCCGCCCGCAGGCCCGGTGCAACCGACCACGGGCGGTGTCCCGCTCCAACTTGACCCGTTCGTAAACAAATTGCGCCCCGAACAGCCTAGCGGCGCGCCGCTGCCGCCACAGAATGAGCTTGCGGTTGCGGTCGGCAAGATTTCGCGCGGCGAACGCGCCACGCTTTCGGCCACTGAGAAAATCGCGTGGGACAAAGCGCAAGCTGACCTAGCCATCGTAGACCCCGCTTACAGGTCACTGACGCCGGATGAAGTGGCTAACCGTATGTCTGACCGGAAATCGGTCGAGGCGGCGGTTAAAAAAGCCCGTGAGAAAGCCGCAGGGTTTGATGAGATTGCGCGGCGCGCTAAAGATCGGGACGCGGTTATGTTGGCTAACGCCAACCGTGAGCGCATGCTGGATTTTGCCGAAGACTTGGAAGATAGACTGCGCGCTATGCCTGCGGTAAAGTTGGGGCAAGGGCCAAAAACACGCGCCGCAAAAACGTTGCCGCCTGTGATTGTTAAAGCTACCCGTCTACCCCCCGAAGAATAATGGATGCCCAAACAATTTTTAACGCGGTCATTGCCGTAGCTGGGTTCTTAGCGGGAATGATTCTGAACAACATCTACCGAGCCATTGAACGACTCGACAAAGATGTACGGATGATGCCTTCTCAGTACGTCCCTCGGGACGATTATCGCAACGATGTGAAAGAAATACGCGATATGCTGGGTAAGATTTTTGACAAGCTCGACAACAAGGTTGACAAATGAAAGAGTACGTTCTTGCCCGACTGAAAGAAGCCTCGACTTGGCGTGGCGTTGTGTACATGCTGACCGCGCTGGGCGTCACTATCTCCCCCGCTGCCGCTGAAGCCATCATTGCCGCAGGCATGGCTATCGCTGGCGCTATCGGCGCGTTCCTGCCCGGATGAAGTTTGAAGACTGCCTCCGTCTTGTGCTAAAGCACGAAGGGGGCTTTTCAAATCATCCGCTTGATCCGGGAGGCGCTACTAACATGGGCGTCACCAAGCGGGCATGGGAAGCATATGTCCAACGCAAGGTCAGCGTCGATGACATTCGGCGTCTGACTGTCGAAGACGTTACGCCGTTCTACCGCGACAGGTATTGGGTTTACGGTCTGCCCAACGGTGTTGACTACGTTGTCTTCGATGCGGCGGTCAACAGCGGGGTGTCGCGCGCCTCGCGCTGGTTGCAGGAATGCGTGGGCGCGGTGCCGGACGGTGTAGTGGGTCTGCGCACGCTCGCCGCTGTAGAGTTGATGGAACCGCGAGACATCATCATCGACTACTGCGCAAAGCGCATGGAGTTCCTGCGCGACCTATCGACGTGGGGCACCTTCGGTAAAGGATGGTCGCGCCGCGTTAAAGAAGTCGAAGCTACTGCTCTAGCTCAACTCGGTAATACACCCGAGCAGCGCCGACTTTAGTCGCGCCCGTTATCGTCGCTATCTCTTTCGCGGCGCTCTCTGCCAAAGCTCGGTTCACCCATAGCCCGTACTCTAGGCGCGGTATCCCATTGACTAGCGGAACCCACCTTGGGGTAAACAGGTTTTTCTTCGACGTTGACATGAACCGGGGTCGGGTCACCGCAGCCGAACAACATCCACCACATCAGCAACACCCATAGCCACCAGTACCATCTCATTTTCGTTTTAGTTTTAACGCCCGCCCGTAGCTAGGCTTGCGAATTTCAATCAGCGAAGCATCTGCAACAGTTAATCCTGTTCGCCATCGTTCTAGACAGATGATGACCTTCTGTTCGATGAGACGACTGAGCATGTGGATCTGCCCCGCTGTTTGTTGCGCGGCTTCATGTTCGCCTTTAGCAATCTGCTGTAGCAGAATCGGAGCCAGCTTGATGATGCGCGTTGACAAATCTTCTGCCGCCAACGCCAGCATGTCAATGTCTCGGCGCAAGTCTGCAAGGGTGTCCACCGTCTTTAGACGCTGGCGCTCGCTGATCTGTTCGACTGCGAGTTCCCCTCGCAGGCGCTCCTTCATATGTTGAGTTCAATCAGCTTGGCGAGGTAATGCTGGGCCTTGCGTAGGTCTTCCACGCCGCCCTTGGACTCCCAACGGCTTACATACTTGATGATGTTGCCTTCAAGATAGCCAAGCCTGTTCGCCGTGATGTAGTCCCACGGTTGGATGACTTTGTTGACGTAGTGCGTGCCGCCACACTGCATGTCGTTAGCTTTACTCACTTCAGCCTCGCAAAAAGATCAGCCCGCTCCCTCGCCGCGCGCAGCGCGCACAGCCGTTGATGGATGCGCTCCACCAATGAAATGCGCCGCCCCGTAGTCATCTCATGCTCTAACATTTTTTGAAGATCGGTTTCGGTGTACGTCTTAAAGTTACGTTGTAGCTCTCGCCAATTCATTTTAGGGCTTCCATAGCAATATCCGACAACCCACGCTTGTCTGCGAGCGCGGCGTAAATCCGTTCATCAACCGTATCTTCGGTCAACAGCAGGTAGCACCATACAGGTTTGGTCTGCCCCGACCTGTGCAGTCGCCCGATGGTCTGTTCGTACAGTTCTAGCGACCACGGCAGTGAAAAGAACACCATGTTATGCCCGCCGTGTTGAAGGTTCAGCCCGTGCCCTGCCGACTTGGGATGGATCAGCAGTATCTCTAGCTCGCCACGGTTCCATGCGTCGGTGTCGGTGCCCGCCTGCGGGAACCGCCGCTGCAACGCTTCCAGTTCCGCTTGGTAGTTGTAGACGACGATAGTGTTGGCGCGCTGGTTCTCCGCAAGCAAGTCCCCCAGCGCGTCGAGTTTATGGTCGCTCAATAATTTCGCATAACCGTCATCGGTATAAACAAACCCCGACGCGATCTGTTGCAGCTTGTTGGTGACCACCGCCGCATTCGCTGCAATGACGTTTGCAGACGGGAACAAAAGCGTGAAGGTTTTTTTCATGCTTTTGTAGTAGGCCATGTCCATCGCTACGCTGCACGGCACTACATGCAGCGGCGGTAACTGATCCTTGTAGTCGCCGGGGTCTAGCAAGAACGTAGCGGGCTTGATCCGTTCCATGACTAGATCAAGCGCGCCCCTGCGCATGATCCATTCGTTAAACTGCTTGTTGATGCA